ACTGCTCGTGTAACAGGTGGTTTTGAATCATGGATCACATCTAACGACTCAAGAGGTGCTGGTGGTGCTTCTACAGGTGGTGGAGCTGCTCCAACTGACGGAACTCTTAGAGATCTAACAGAAGACTTGTTGAAAGATGTTCTACAACTTTCTTTTGGAAATGGTGGTGAACCATCATTGGCAATTTGTGGCCCACATAACAAACAAGTTATCTCTGGTTTCACAGGTAGAACTCAAGCAAGACAAATGATCGATGCAAACACTGTTGAAGCATCAGTATCTATCTACTCTTCTGACTTTGGTGAGCTAAAAATAGTTCCATCAAACAGATCAAGAGAAGAATCTTTACTGTTGGTTGATCCAGAGTACGCAAAAGTATCTTACTTGCGTGATTTCAAAACAGTTGACATTGCTACAATAGGCGATGCAATGACTAAAATGATCGTTGTTGAGTATGGATTAGAAGTATCCAACGAAGCCGCTCATGGTATCGTTGCTGACCTTAACGTAAGTTAAGTTCTCGGTTAATAACCTTAAAGGGATGTTTCGGCATCCCTTTTTTTTGTGTTAAAATTTGCCAATGACTAAAAGAACTGTTATCGATCATAAGACTGGTATAACCAACGAGTTTATTACCGAAGACAATAAAGATATCTTCCACACAACTCAAGACGTTCAACCTGTCATAGAGCATTGCAAAGCTCTTGCAGAAAATGTAACGCCAGGCAAAGACATTCGCCATGTTGCGGAAGTCCCTATGGTTGTTTATCAAAAGGCTTGCAGAGAAGGATGGGCTAACGACATGGCCCAATGGAGAAAATGGTTGAATCATTCAGAAAATAAAGTTTTTAGAACATGGCAAGGTAAACTATGACATACGCAGAATTAAAATCTAACATCGCAAGTTATCTAAATCGTTCAGATTTAACAGACGTGATTGACACATTCATCGATAGCACAGAAGCAGAATTTAACCGAAGACTAAGAGTCAAGGGCATGATTAAACGTGCAACCGCAACCTTAGATTCTCAATATCTTGCAGTGCCAACTGATTGGTTAGAAGCTATCAACATTCAAATCGACAGTGGTAATTTTTCACCACTATTCCAGCAATCTATTGAGTCCTTGGATGTCTACAGAAAGTCTAATGACAACGTAACAGGGCAACCGATTTACTTTGCTTTGGTTGACGATTCAATTGAATTTGCACCTACCCCAGACGGAAGTTATACAGTACAATTAACCTACTACGGAAAGATTGACGCGTTAAGCGATTCTAATACTAGCAACTTTTTATCCACAGGATATCCAGATGCTTACCTTTACGGATCACTCAAACACGCTTCAATCTATTTAATGGAAGATGAACGAGTGCCATTATTTACAGCACAGTTCGAGAAAGCTCTGGAAGAAATGAGACTAGAGCAAGAAAAAGCAGAGTTTGCAAAAGGTTCTTTAATGCAAAGAAGAAGAACATACGGCAAACAAAGAAAAAACATTTATTACTTTGGTAATAGCTAGGAGTATAAGAAATGGCTGGATTTAGTGATTATTTAGAAGACAAGGTACTTGACCATGTATTTGGTGGAACTGCTTACACAGCACCAGGAACATTGTATGTTGGTTTATATACAGCAGCACCATCTGATTCAGGTGGCGGCACTGAAGTTTCTGGCGGATCTTACGCTAGAAAAAGTATGCCAGCTATGACTGTATCTGGAACTTCACCTACAGAAGCAACCAATGGAGCAGCAGTAGAATTTATAACTGCAACTGGCTCATGGGGAACTGTGACTCATGTTGGAGTTTTTGACGCATCATCTAGTGGAAACCTACTAGCTTGGGCTGCTTTAACTGCTTCTAAAACAGTTTCAAGCGGTGATGTATTCAGATTTGACGCTGGCGACTTAGACATCACATTAGCTTAATACCATGGCCTCAGTAGGCTATGGAGCATATAACTACGGGGTTGCCGCTTACGGCACTCCGCAGTATCAAGTTGCATCCGCAACAATTGCACAAACATCAGACTTTGACGCAGTAGCAGGCTTAACATTTCATGTGTCTGCAATATCAGCGCAGACTTCTGGATTTACATCATCGGCTTTACTGGTTAAACCAGGGGCAGCGACAATAGCGCAAACCTCTGGCTTTGACGCAACAGCCGAGGTTGTTAAATTAGGATCTGCGGTTATAGCTCAAACCTCTGGGTTTACTGCAACAGGAAGACAGATAGATCGTGGACAAGCCACGATTGCACAAACATCAGACTTTATTTCCACAGGCCACATTGTTAATCTTGGCTCGGCTACCATTGCACAAACATCTGGAGCAACAGGTACTGCTACTATTGTTTTAGATGGTGTAGCAACTATTGCTCAGACATCAGACTTTACATCAAGCGGTGTTCGCATAGCACTAGGTCAAGCGACTTCGGCTCAAACATCAGCCTTTACCGCGACAGGAAGGTTCATTATTGGAGCAGATGCAGTTTTAGCGCAAACAAGCGATATGACTGCGTTAGGCGGCATTAGATTCTTTGGTTCAGCAACCATCTCACAAATCAGTAGTTTTTCTGCTGTTGGTGGTTTAAAATGGAATGATATTACAGTTCCAGCTGAAACATGGACGAATCAAGCTGCATCAAGCAGCGAATGGACAGAACAAACTGTTCCATCAACGGACTGGACAACATTAGGCAAACAAGACGCAGCTTAAAGGAATTTTTTTATGGCAGATACATTTACTACTAATCTTAATCTTACCAAGCCAGAGGTCGGTGCATCCACTGATACCTGGGGTACTAAGCTCAACACAGACTTAGACAGCCTAGACGCAGTTTTTAGTGCGACTGGTACATCGGTAGCAATTAATTTAGATGGAGCAGTTATTGACAGCTCTGTGATTGGTGGCACAACTCCAGCAGCAGGTACTTTTACTACTTTAACTGCTAATACATCTATTACAGGTACATTAGCTACAGCAGCACAAACCAATATTACAAGCGTTGGTACGCTAACAGGTTTAACTGTAAATGGTAATGTTTCCGTAGATGGCGGAACTATCAAACTTGATGGTAATTATCCTGTAGGTACTAATAATGTGGCTTTAGGTGATTCTGCTTTATCGAGTGGTTCTTTAAGTGGTAATTATAATACTGCGGTTGGATATAACGCAGGTAATGATGTAACAACTGGCTCATATAATTCTTTTTTTGGTGCTGTTGCAGGTGATGCTATTACCACAGGCACACAGAATGTTGCAGTGGGAGTAGGTGCTTTAGGCGCAGATACTTTAGGCAGTCGTAGTGTGGCAATAGGAAGTGGTGCTTTAGATGCTCAAAACTTTACCTCCGCAACCAATGCGTACAACGTAGGTGTTGGCTATGATGCAGGTGGAGCAGTAACCACAGGCGTAAACAACACTTTTATTGGTGGTCTTGCAGGAGATGCGATTACTACTGCCGCTAACAATGTTGCGGTAGGTAAATCTGCGTTGTCTGCTAGCTCTGGTGATAATAATACTGCAATAGGTTCAGGTGCTTTAAATGTTACAACTGCGGCAAACAACACAGCAGTTGGTAAAGATGCTTTAGGAGCAAACACCACAGGTGCGGATAATACAGGAGTTGGTAAAGGTGCTTTAGCATCTAATACCACAGCAACAGGTAACACTGCTGTTGGTCAAAGTGCATTAGATACAAATACTACTGGTGCAAGTAATTCAGCTTTTGGTGTTAATTCATTGGATGATAATACAGAAGGTGCTAATAATACAGCAGTAGGTCATAGTTCTTTAGCAAATAACACCACCGCATCTAACAACACAGCAGTTGGTTTCCAGTCTCTATTGACAAACACCACAGGGACTTATAACACAGCAGTAGGTTATAATGCTTTGTCAACTACCGCTACTACTAGTGCTAATACTGCTCTAGGTTATAACGCAGGAACTGCAAATGTAGGTACTGAAAATACCTTTATAGGTTATGAAGCAGGTGGCAATGTAACATCAGGCGGTACCAATACTTTCTTAGGCTTTCACGCAGGTCATTATCAAAATGCTGTAACAACAGGCTCTGATAATACTGTTGTAGGAGCTTATGCAAGAACTTCATCGGCTACAGTAACAGGAGAACTTGTTATAGGTCGTTTTGCTTTAGGACAAGGAGCATCAACAGGCACATTAGGTCTTAGCGGAACTGGTGTAAGTATTCCATTTAACGGAAGTACAACTGCTTGGTCTGCTCATTCTGATGAAAGGCTTAAAGAAAACATTGTAGACTCAACAGCAGGACTTTCTTTCATTAATGATTTAAGACCTATTACTTATAATTGGAAATCTAAAAAAGATATATCTACTGAGTTTGTAAACTATTATGATGCTGATTCAGATGAGCCAGTACAAGGTCAAGTTAAACAAACCAACCACGGTTTTATAGCACAAGAAATAAAAGCAACAATAGATGCACACCCAGAAATAAAAGAAGGACATTCTATATGGAGAGAATCCCCTGATGGTGTTCAAAATGTAGCAGATGGTGCTTTAATACCTATGCTTGTAAAAGCTATACAAGAACTTTCAGCAGAAGTTGAAACACTTAAATCACAAATAGGAGTATAAAAATGCAAACAGTAGAACAAGTCTTAACCGCAGCAACCGATAGCGTCACGCTTATCAACGACATCAATGGTGGCACACACGAAGTAGGTGGTATGACCCAAGAAGAAATCAACGAGATGGTACAGCGTAACGTTGACCACCTTGAGATTATCTTGGCTTACACAGACCCAGACGTAGCAGGAGACTCCTCAGATAAGTCTAGCTATACAGATGCGATTGCTACTGGAAATAGTTATATTTCAAACAACAGTTAAGTGAATGGCACTATTCCCAATCACACCCCCCGCTGGCATAGTTAAAAATGGCACTGACTACGGCAACAAAGGCCGTTGGGTTGATGGGAATTTAGTTCGCTTTGAAAATGGCTACCTTAAACCGATAGGTGGCTGGACAAAACTCAAACAAACAGCACTAGATGGCGCACCCATTGGGATGTACGCCTACAACGATAATCTCGGTCAACCCATTCTTGCGGTTGGTACAAGAGAAAAAGTTTACGTTTTATACAAATTTATCTGGACTGATATAACCCCTATAGGCTTTGTGAATGATGCCTCTAATGACCCACTCGGTTTTGGTGCATACAACTACAATGTAGAAAACTATGGTGATGCTCGTTCAGAATCAGGCTTACCTTTAAATGGCGGTCATTTCTCCTTTGACAATTGGGGTGAACACCTCAACTTCTGTTTCTCTGGTGATGGCAAGATTTATCAATGGAAACCAAATTCAGCTGGAGCACCAGATACTATTGCGGTGGTTGTACCCAACGCACCCACAGGATGCCAAGCCATTATTGTGACCAACGAAAGGCATTTAGTAGCGATTGGTTCAGGCGGAGATCCAAGAAAAGTCTCATGGTCTAACAGAGAAGACAACACCAACTGGACATCTAAAGCCACCAACACCGCAGGTGATTTACAAATCCCTACAGGTGGTCGGGCTATAGCCGCAGCCTCACATGGCAACGACATTATTATCTTTAGCGATACTGGTATCAGTAGAATGTTCTATGCAGGTTCACCCTTTGTTTATGGTATTGCAGATGCTGGTACTAACTGCAAAGCGGTTAGCGTGAGAACTATTGTTCCAACTGGTAACTTCTTATCATGGATGGGTGAAAACTCCATCTTTGTTTATGATGGTACAGTGAGAGAAATACCATGCGATGTGCATGATTATATTTACGATCAACTTAATGTTCCAGGCAGAGCAGCTTCTTGGGGTGGGCATAACTCTAACTTTAATGAAATATGGTTTGGCTTCCCAAGCGGTGAAGGTCAATACGCGCCAAATAAATATGTGATTTGGAATTATGGTGAAAATGTTTGGTCTATTGGTGAGCTTGATAGAGGATGCTGGGTTGACCAAGGTGTCTTTGATTTCCCAACTTCAGCAGACAACGCTGGGTTTATTTATCAGCACGAATCAACTGTGCTAGGTAACTCACCGAATTTAGGCTCTGCCGTTCCATTTGCGACCTCTGGGCCTATTCAAATTGGTAATGGCGACAACTATGTCCAATGCAATCAAATACTACCAGACGAGGAAGCTAACAGCCTTCCAGGTGTCACCCTTAGTTTCAAAGGTAAATTCACTCCACTAGGCCCTACAACGGACTTTGGATCATTTACTTTTGAAAGTGATGGCTTCACTGACGCCAGATTCACAGCAAGACAAGTACAAATGACTGTGACAGGCAGCACCACACAAGATTTCCAAGTAGGTAATATTCGCCTGGATATTAAACAAAGGGGTAAAAGATAATGGATTTATCCTCACAAAGACAATACATCCAAAGGGCAGAAACAGCTCACGAGATACTTACAACCACAGATTTAATTACACTCTACACATCACCTAGCGGTGGTGACTATGATTTTTCTATTGTTCAGTCTATCTTGGTATGTGACCATGACAATAATGCAACAGACATTACTGTGACTGTTACGCATGAAGCGACAGTGTATAACCTGTTTAAAGAGTTTACGATTGGAGCTTACAGCACCGAAGAGCTATTAAGTAAAAGTATTATTATCCATCAAGGCGATATCTTAAAGGTACAAGCTAATCGTGCTGGTAATTTAACTGTTTATGCGAGTATTGTTGAGTATGGAAAAGGCGATTAATAAAGTCACACCTATTAAGAAAGAACCAGAAGACTGGGAAATTCAATGGGATAGGTGTAAATCATATATAGCAAAAGCTATCAAACATCAAGATTCCTATACAATAGACGATATAGAAGATAAAATAAGACATGGAATATTCCATTTATGGCCAGCCAAGAAGGCGGCTATGATAACTGAATTCGTGGTATTCCCCCAGAACACAGCGATGAACTTGCTGTTTTGTGGTGGTGATTACAAGGAGTTAGAGAATATGTTGCCATCTTTAGAAGCATTTGCTAAAGCTGCTGGATGTAAAAGATTATATGGCGGTGGCAGAAAAGGATGGTTAAAAAAAATAAGCCACTTAGGCTTTAAATCAGAACATTTAATAAGTAAAGAATTATGAGTAAAGGCGCAACAACATCAACAGCAACAATTCCAGAATATCAACAAAGGCAGCAGGAAGAACTTTTCCAAGCTGCTAAGGTTGCATCACAACAACCATTCGTTCCATATACAGGCCCTAGAGTTGCTGGATTTAACCCAGATCAATTACAACAGTTTCAAGCCACTCGTGGTTTATTTGAAACTGGTATGCAGTATGACCCACTCACAGGTCTACAAGGATTAGCACAACAAGAAGCTCCGCAAATCGGTCAAGTTGGCTCATTACTAGGAGCTGATATTGGTGCATATCAATCACCTTATACTCAGCAAGTTATCGATCAGTCTATGGCTGACATACAAAGACAAGCTGATTTAGCAAGAGGGCAAGCACAATCAAGCGCAATAGGCGCAGGTGCGTTCGGTGGATCTCGTGCCACTTTACTAGAATCTGAATCACAAAGACCTTACATTGAACAGCAAGCTAGAACTGCTGCTGGTTTAAGGCAAGCTGGTTTTGAGCAAGCACAAAGAGCTGCCGAGTCAGACATCGCCAGACAACAACAAATGGCGCAGTTTGCCCCAGAGTTTGAGCTACGCGCAAGACAACAACAAGCAGGATTGCTTGGGGGCGTGGGCGCGGAGCAAATGGCAAGACTTGGACAGCTTGGTCAGATTGGTCAACAACAACAACAACTACAACAACAAGGTCTACAAGTGCCTTATCAAGAATTCCAAAGAGCTTTGGCTTATGGGCCTCAACAACTTGGTTTATTACAAGCTGGGATGGGTACGCCTTTAGTTAGTCAGTCTACGCAAAAAGAAACTGGAACTGGCGATATCTTAGGTACTGCTGCACAGTTAGCTGGTATGTACTTTCTATCAGATGAAAGATTAAAAGAAAACATTAAACCAATTGGTAAATCTGAAAATGGACACAACTTATACACTTGGGATTGGAACGATAAAGCCAAAGAGCTTGGAGTCAACACTCCAACCATCGGTGTTCTTGCGCAAGAAGTGAAAAAGTATATGCCTGAAGCAGTCATAGAAGATGAGAACGGCTACTACAAAGTTAATTACGGAGTTTTATAATGGCGGATTTTGGTAAAATTTTACAAGCGTTTAATCAAGGCGGTGGTCAGCCTGGTGGAATGCAACCTCTACAATCACCTATTGGTATGCCACCAGTTGGCTCTGAAGCCAAAGACGCTAAAAGCCAAAAGTTAGCCATGATGCTTTACGCATTGGGTGGCGCATTAAAAGGCGATAAAAACTTTGTGCAAAACACCTTGGCATTGCAAAATATGCAAGAAGGCAAGAAGAAGAAAGAGGAAAGAGATAAAAGGTTCAAGGAGTTGTTAGCAAAAACTCCAGAAGGTTCTATGAGAGACTTAATGGTAGCGGTTGGATCTGAAAGAATTGATACTATTGCTGGCGAAATATTTAAATCTCAACAGCCTATAACAGAAAGACCCACGGCTGCTGCACAAAATTATGCTTCTTTGCAAAAAATTATAGAAACGGGCTCTCCTGAAGATGTAACTTTAGCAAGAACAGTTTTCGCTGGTATTAAAGATGGAAAAACTGAGCAGCAAACTCTAAGAGATACCGCTGCCTCTTTAGCAAAAACAGTTAACCCAAATACTTTGGAGCTTTATACTTCACAAGAAATACAAGATCAATTAGATAATTTAAAAAATATTTTTAAACAATTCTCAATGCCTAAAACAGAAGACATAATAGATGATAAAAAAGTTATGACTGTAGGTGGTTTTCAAGTAGAAGAAATTTAACGGGGCTAATATGCCTTCATATAAAATAACAGACGAACAAGGTAAGTCACTTAAACTTACAGGTAATACTGCTCCAACAGAAGATGAAATAAAAAAAATCTTTTCTGAGTATTACTCATCGCAACCAAAGCAAGAAGTGTCTTTAACAGACAGAGCTTTGGATTTTGGCATTACTCCTTTTGGTAAATCTGACCAAGAAATACAAGATGAAATAAACGAGCAAAGAAATCTAGCAGAGATAACAGGCGCAGCTCCAAAAGAATATAAATACACAGAAGAAACTTTATCAAAAGATCCACAATGGATTGAATCTGCTAAACAAGTCTATCAATTAAACGAAGGCGCAGAAGCAAAAGGTTTAACATCTGATGATGACTATGCTAAATATGCTTTAGATTATATGGGCTGGTTTAATTATAACCTTCCTAAAATGGGATGGGAAACAGCCCAATTAACACAAGCAAGTGACGAACAAAAAAATGCTTTTGTTAATTTAATGGATATGTATGACGAAAAAAAGATTAGTTTAGCTGGTACTGGAAGATTTATTAAAGGCGTTGCAACAGATCCAACCATTTTGATAGGCGGAGCAGTTGGTGGACAAGCAATTAAACAGGGTATAAAGGCTGGTGTAAAAGAAGCAACAAAAGCTGGTATCAAGTCTGGAGCTAAAGCTGGTGTTTATGAGGGTACTATATATACAGTTGCAGATAACGCTTTAAGACAATCGGCTAGAATACAGGCTGGTCAACAAGATAGCTTTGACCCAATACAATCTTTAAAATCAGCAGCATTAGGAGCAACACTGGGTGGAGCATTGGGCGGAACAGTTGGTGGTATTTCTGGATATAGAGCGGCTAAAAATAAATTAGATGATGTTATAACCAGGGAACAACCAAGCATTGAAGATCCAAGAATAACGACCAAAGAGATAACTCAAGAGGTTGATCCAATTATACAAAAAGAAATAACCCAAGAAAAAGAAACTTTGGTTTCTCCAAGTACAAGAACAAAGCCCGCTTTAAAACAAGAGCTAGAAGAAATAACACAACCCTTGCCAGATATAGAGTTGCAACCATATCAACCCAGACCTGGATTGCTTGGCGAAACATATCAACAAAAAGCAACAAATATTATAGATTCAATAAAGAAACCATTTGTAAGATTCTCGCCATTAAAAACTCTTCCAGAACAAAAAGAATACTTAACTTTAAGGGGGTTGACTGGCGGAAAATTAACAAGAGTAAAAGATTTAACCAAAAAAGTATTTGATACTTTTTCCGAGCTATCTCCTGAAGACAATTTTGCCGCTAGAAAATATTTAATAAAAGAAGCAGATATAAATGTTATTAAAAACAAAGAACTTCAAGAAAAGGCAAAAGAACTCAGAAGAGGAATAGATTATATTGGTGATTCCTTGGTCAGATCTGGAATATTAGAAAAAGAAACAGTTGAAGCAAACAAAGGATCTTATTTACCTAGAGTATATTTAAAATACTTGGATAAAAAATCTGCCATGGGTTACACCAAAGCAAGAAAAGATATGAGCGATGAGACTATAGAATTTTTGGGTGAGGTTACAGACATATCACAACAAGGCGCAAGAGCAATAGAAGATCCAATGACTGATATTGTTCAATATCAAATGTTTGAAAAAGTATTTAACAATCCTAAATGGACATTACAATCTGGCTTGGTAGAGTTTCAAGGCAAAAAAGTAAGCCCAGTTTGGCTGAAACAAGAAAGAGATAGGGTTGCCGATGAAATAACAGGAAATCTTCGGCCCAACAAAGATAAACAAATTGTCAAAGGGTTTGATGATTTGATTGAGCAAGCAAATGCCAATATAAAAAAAGAAGATCTTTCTCTTTATAAACAAATGCCAAGTGGTAAACAATATGGGGTTTTAAAAGGAGCATATGTCAGAAAAGAAATTTATGATGATCTTTTATATGCTGGAAATGTATCTGACAATTGGTTTAGAAAAATGTTTGGAGAGCCTGGTTGGATTTCAAAACTTACTAAATGGTTTAAGTTTTCTAAGGTAGCGCTAAATCCACCTTCGCAGTTTCGTAATGCTTTTTCTAATGTAATTTTAGTAGATCTATCTGGAGTGCCAGCAGCAAAAGTTCCAGTGAGAATAACTCAAGCTGCAAAAGATATGAGCAAAAATGGCCCATATACTCAAGTAGCAAAAAAATATGGAATCATAGATTCAACCTTCTCAAAACAAGAAATGGTTGATCTAAACAAACTATATAGAAGATTAAAAGCAAAAAAAGAAAAAGATGTTTTTGAGCAAGGCAAATATGTTGCAAGTATGGTTGGAGATTATGCTGGTGACGTTTATCAAAAAATAGAAATAATCGGCAAAGTGTCAAAAATTATTGATGAAATGGAAAGGGGGGTTGACGAAGCAAATGCTGCTCTCGAAGCACAAAAAACATTATTTGATTATTCTTTAGTGCCAGCATCAGTAAAAGATATGAGAAGACATGCACTAGGCATTCCATTCATTACTTATTATTACAAGGTCTTACCAAATCTATTAGAGTCTGCAATTCGATATCCAGAAAAATGGGTAAAATATTTGGCAATACCGACTGCAGCAGCAGCTTATATTGCATCCATAAAAGATGTAACTATTGAAGATGTCGATAATTTAAAACAAACAATGCCAAAATTTATCAGAGATAAATCATCTGCCTTTATACTTCCATACAAAGATGAGAATGATAAATGGCAAGTATTTGATTTTAGCTATTTCCTTCCTTGGAGTATGTTTACAGGAATAATTACAGATGCAGCAGACGGAGAAATTAGCGAATCTCTTAGACAGACTGGAGCATTAGGCGGCCCAATACCCCAAGCAATTACTGCATGGACAACAAACATAGATCCATTCACTCAAAGGGAAATATCTAACGATGCAGATCTGCCATCAAAACAAATACAAGATAAATTAAATTATCTTTATAGAATGGCAGCTCCAACATGGACAACTGATATTGGATTTAGAGGAAAATTATTAGAAGCAATAAAAAAAGATGTAAACAAATTTGGAGATCCAAAAATTACAAAAACTCAAGCCTTAATGAGGTTATTTGGTGTAAACATTTATTCCATAGATCCACAAAAAAGTAGATTACAAAATATAAAATCTATGGATTATGAGATACAGCAAATTAAAGCAAGAAGAACACAGGCTTTAAAAGATAAAAATTTAACTCCAGAGCAAAGAAAAAAAATAGCAAAAGACTATTCTGAAATGATTAAAGGTAGATTAGAACAAAGAACAGAATATGTACAAGCAAGTGAAATACCTAAAGAGCTTTTATAAATAGTTATGCCCCTAGCAACAGAACGCGTTGGTCGTTTTGGTGAATACCTCACAGCTGCAATCCTATCTCAAGTGTGCGACACAGTAGCAGTCGTACCACACAACGCATCTGCTGATATCGTCTTTGAACACAACCTTAAACTTTACCGATGCCAGGTGAAGACACAATCTGAGATAGAAGAATGTCGTGGTAATTGGCGGTTTGATATGCGCAAAGGCCAAGGGGTCAAGCACAGGAAATACAAGAACAACGAGATAGATTTGTTTGCCTTTGTATCTGTGAAGCACCGCAACGTGGTGTTCTCCCTGCCTTTAAATCAATCTCAACTAACTATCGTAGACGAGCATATGAAGCACAACGATGCCGTCAAGAATGTCTTGGAAATTTTAGAAGGTCTTAGTTAAAGACTTTCTATGTCAAACACAACTTTCTGATCCTTGTCATGTCTGACAGAGTTAATTCCTAATGAAAGGAAATACTCTGCCAGAGCTTGAGGATCTTTCTTGTTTGACTTCGCAAAATTAATTAAAGAACGAGCAATGTATTTATTAATATAAACAGCACTGTTGTTGCTTCTTTCATTTGCGACTGGGTCATCAAAATCAAGTAAGTTCATTATTACTCCTAGACCTTTACCTCCTTGGTATAGCGGCCCAATTTGTTACCCTCTCCGTCAACTCCATGAACAATTTGTAGTTCCAGGTCGATATAGTGCTTGGCTTTAAGTAAGTCCTCAACCTTGTTCACCTTGTCTCTGGTTACAAGTTTAATGACGTTACCCATAGACCAAGTTAACTTATTGGAATAAATATATTCAATTGGCTGGATGGCATTACCCTTGTAATGATCGCCGCCGATTTGGTTATTTATAGCCAATCTATCTATCTCCTGATCCCATTCTTCTGGGGTTGCATTATCTATACTCATATTTACTTCTCCTTTTTTTATAAATATATTTGCATAGCTTACATCTTTAGTGTAAATTTAACAACATTCAGATACAAAAAGGGAGAAATAAGGAAATGACAGAGACAAATTCTAACGCGGATAAAGTATTTATCGACACGCAAGAACTAGCTAAGAGGTGGGGTAAAAGCCCAAGAACGCTAGAGAACTGGCGTGGTAAAGATGAAGGGCCTAACTACTACAAGATTGGTGGTAAGGTTCTATACGATATAGCAGAAATCAAAACATTAGAAAACAGCTCATACGTTTCCAATGGCTCACGCGACTCTTAGCCCCTCATCCTTCTCTCGATGGAAGGAATGCCCCGCATCACCTAGAATGATTAAGGAGTTCGGTGGTGAATACACTGTGGGTATACCTGCGGCTACTGGTACTTTAGTCCATGAGATGTGTGAGATGCTATTAAAAGGCAGACTCAACAACATGAGCCTAGAAGAGTACTGGCTTGGTAAAGTGCAGATGGTCGAGGACTTCGAGATAGAGGTCGACCAAGAGATGATCGATTGCGCGAATGTGTATGTGGAATATATCAGGGCGCGTGCGGAGGCGCTGGGCGGAACGCTATTAATTGAAGAGCGCGTGTTCATGGATGAGATATCTACAGATGTCTGGGGTACAGCAGATGCCATTATTATAGGTGAGAAAGTTTTAGAGATTGTTGATCTCAAGTCTGGTAAGTGGGCAGTCGATGCACACGACAACGGACAGTTAAAAATTTATGCACTAGGTGCATTATCAAGATACAGCTCTCGTTATAAAGACGAGGACATAGAAGTTATGATGACCATCGTTCAACCAAGGGGTTGGCACAAAGATGGCATTATCCGATCAAGCTCCACTACGGCTACTAATCTAGTCAACTGGGGATTTGAAGTTTTGAAACCAGCAGCCGAGGCTTGTTTTGAAGAAAACCCACAATATAACCCAAGCAAAGAAACTTGTAAGTTTTGTGATGCGAAGGCTAATTGTGATGCATATAAAAATACTTTAGGAGAGAAAAAATGACCGAAGTAAAAAATGAAGAGCTAACTTTTAGCTTTGACGATAATGGCAAAGAACACAAAGTTGAGGAGCTATCTGATGAAACCAGATTGCTATACAACAAGACTGTTCTATGCAACCAAGAAATAAACAGATTGCAACAAGACCTAGCTAGGTTGCAGTTTGAGATAGAAATCAAACAACTAGCAGCAGCTAAATACAGCGGCGAATTAAAAGACGCTGTTGAAGGTGATGAACCTAAAGTTGAGGTGGTTGAATGAGTCTAGCCGCAATACAAAAGAAAGGTAAGATCAAGCCACCACGCCTGGTAATATATGGCCCAGGTGGGATTGGTAAAACATCCTTTGCCTCAAGCATGGACAAGTGCGTTATTGTTCAATCTGAAGATGGTATCGGAAAGATTGAGTGNGANCANTTNCCAGTAGCCAAAAGCTATGATGAGTTTATGGGCAACCTTAACTCTTTATTAACAGAAGACCATGAGTTTAAAGTGGTAGCCATTGATTCACTTGATTGGCTAGAAACTTTACTTTGGGATCATGTATGCCAAAAGAATGGTTGGGCTGATATCAGCTCACCTGCTTATGGCAAAGGTTATACATCTGCTTTAGAAGAGTGGAGAGACTACCTTAATGTTCTTAACAGACTCAGAGATGAGAAATCTATGACTGTGATTCAGATTGCACACAATCAAATCAAAAGATATGAAGACCCATCTAATGAACCACATGACAGGCATGAGATTAAGTTGCACAGAAAAGCGGCTGATTTAATTGTCGAGCATAGTGATGCAGTTTTCTTTGCTAACTACAAAGTTGGTACTGTACAAGTCAAAGGCAAAATGGGTATGACTACCAAAACAGTTGCTGGAGACAGAACAATTTTCTCAGAGCAATCCCCTGGCTTTATGGCTAAGAACCGATATGGGTTGCCGAAGGAAATGCCTTTCGATTGGGCGGCGATTCGAGAGGAGATGTTGAAATGAGCCAGTTAGGTGATGTTGAAGAGGTCAAGATGTTCTTGGGTGAGATGCGAGAGGTGCTAAATACATTTATCGATAAAACAAACCCAGAAGATAATTCTTTACCTGCAGACGGACTGCACTGGTTGATTGCAATAGAAAAGGACTGTGAGGATTTGGTCGAGCATTTGAGCGACTACAATTCTTACGATCCAGGTTAATTTACTTAATATATAAAAGGAGAAGAAATGGATATAAGTAATTTTTTTGGTGATGTAGAAGTTGTTGAACAACAAACGGATATCAAACCAGGCAGATATGATCTTGAGTATGTCAATACCAATGACGAACTTAGATCAGGTCAGAATGGTTGGATGGGTATGCAACTAAACTTTAGGGTTGCGGGTACAGGATTACAAACAGGCTTTACTGTTACTGTAGCGCATGACAATCCTAAGTATGTTGGCTTTGGTATTAAAGAGATGGCGTGTCTAGCAAAAGCTGCTGGAATCACTGGCTCTTTAAAGAATACAGACGAGCTTAACGGCAAGACTGTGAGCTGTATGTTAAAGCTAAACGATAACGGCTATCCCGAAATCGATTCTAAGTTTGGTAGCCATTGGCAACCAGCTGAAGGAAAGAAGGTTGAAGCAAGTGCGCCAGCACCCGTGGAAACTAAAGTAGAAGAAGATCTTGGCGACAAGATCCCTTTTTAATCCGTTAGAAACTAAACCATCGCTGTGCGCTTATTGTAGAGCGCCAGCGAAAGGGTTTATATATGGGAAGGATGAAGCATGGTTTGGGGCGTGTAGCATGAATCACTTAAAGAAAATCAAAGCGGGTGAGCGTTTAAAGAACGTAGCTCAGATGAGTGATGAAGGCCTAGATTACGCAATCAAACAAACAAAAGAAATCTATCTAAGTATTCTTGATGCAGAAGGCGATAAGCTGATGCATCAATGGGATAGAGAAAAACGAGAGATGCTTTTTGGAAAAGCAATCAGAGAGTATTTAAACTGGTCTAACGAACAAGCGGAGACTGGAAAACTGGAGAGAACATTAAGAGATGGATTTAACTAAGTATTATGGAGAGAAGGGTTTAGTTATAGATGAAAACTTTGCCTTCGCAAGTACAGGCAAAAGCACCGATGATTTAATCAGAGAGATGAACAACCAAGGTTTGTTTATCAATCACATTGACACCACAGGAGTCGTTACCAGAGTAGCAGTTAGAGCTGCTCCTGGGATGCGCCCAGACAAGGGTGGTGAGCGTTCTGGTTGGTATGTATGCAATGAGCTAGATGGCAATTACTTTGCAACCTATGGCAACTGGCGAACTGGTGAGCAACATAAGTGGTCTAGCATTAACACCAATGAGCTAACACCCGTTGATCGCCAAGCATTACAAAAGCGAATGGAAGAGGCAGTTAAGCGGGCCGAAGAAGCGAAGCACATTCGGCATAACGAAGTGGCTAAAGAGGTTCAAGAAAGGTATAAGAAATGTCAGCCAGTCATATCGCATGAATATCTAAAAAGCAAAAATGTAAAAAGTTATGGTTTGAAACAACTCAACGAGAGTTTGATTGTTCCTGTTTACTCACCCACCAGTGGCGAGTTGCGTAGTTTACAGTACATTGATAAGAAGGGGCAGAAAAGATTTGTCTCTGCAAGCGAAATCAAAGGAAATATTTTTTTAATTGGTTGTGATTTCACGACATTAGCCACACAAGAATCTTTAATTGTGGTAGAGGGTTACTCAACCGCCGCGACAGTTTTTGAATCTACGAAGATACCGACAGTTTGCGTATTTTCGGCGAACTTTACTTTGGAAGCTGTAAGCAGAATTAGGAAGGTTTGTCAGGCGCGTTTATATATAGCGCTAGACAACGATGAGAACGGCGTGGGCGAGCGGAAAGCAAAGGAGGTAGCATCTGCCATTCCTAACTGTTTCGTGCGAATACCGAGCGCGAGAGGAGATTATAACGATCTAGCGCGTGCGCATGGATTAGATAGAGTTAAGTTTGAAATCTTAAATATGGGGTTAGGTCTTACCAAAAACCCAATTAGAAACATGGTTAAAGACCCACCACCTAAAGTTTGGCTTGTGGATAACCTGTTAGAGAAATCTAAGCCAGCTATCTTGGCTTCAGTGGGTGGTGTGGGTAAATCCATGATGGCGCTTGACCTGGCGGTAAAGATTAGCCAAGGCGGTGGTATGTGGTTTGACCATCCTATCAATCGCGGTGGTAATGTTGTGGTGATAAGCGCGGAGGATGATCTAAACGAAATCCATAGACGGATTAAAGCCTTAGACCCAGACGACAAAAGATTTACCGCACCCTATGATGTCTACACCTACACCATTCCAGATTCACCAGAGCCATTGATTCTTATTAAAGACGATAAGAATGGTTTGAGTATTACCCCTAAAGCGCAAGAGATGCTTGCCGAGTTAGAGCAAATACCAAACTTAGAGTTAGTGGTGATTGACCCCATACAAGCAATGAGTGCCGCGCCTATTAGTTCATCTAATGAAGCCGCGCAACTTTATTGTCAACTTTGCGCCTCGATCTCCAGCAGGTTTAATACCACCTGTTTGAGCATACATCATATGTCTAAGACAGCTCTCCAGTCTGATGACGATCCTATGAGTGTGCGTTCGAAGATTCGAGGTGCATCTTCTTTAGTGGATGGCCACAGGTTAGCGATAGCCTTATGGTTAGGCAACGAGGAAGAAGTGGAGAGGATTTGTTTGGATAACAAAGTGGAGTACGAGCGCTTGCGCGTGGTGAAGGGTGCGGTGGTTAAAAGCAACTCATCCGAGGTGGATGTGAGCATCAAAACTTTGTTCAGAAGAAACGCGGTGTTAGAGCCGTATAAAGAAACTTTTAATTTTGGAGATTTTTAATATGATTAATTACCCATGCGGATGGTTTGACGAAGAACAATTACCAATACACGAGGAGGTGAACTAATGAAATGCTGGCATTGTAATAGCAAATTGATATGGGGTGCAGATCACGATTTAGATGATGAAGAAGATTCAACCTTTTGTATGGTTACGAATCTATCTTGCCCTAAGTGTGGCTCTCATGTGGATGTGTATTTACCAAAAGAAGATGAGATAAGACGAGAGGGTGAAGTATGAGCGGCAAAGGAGATAAACCAAGAGACTTAATCTATACCCAAGAATACCGAGATAACTTTGATCGTATCTTTGGTAAGAAGAAACCAAAAAAGGAGGACAAGAAAGATGATAAAACTAATCGTAAGTGATGACGAAAAGCAATTAATGATTGATGCATTAGCCGACAAAGGTAAGCCCCTAGTCGAGAAAGAAAAGAAGCAGAAATTAACCAAGGATGAGCAGAAAAAGATGTCAGCCATTGCCAATATTATCCAACAAATAGCCTTTGGAATGGATAGGTGATTAATCCGTACAAAATACCAGAGCCAGCGTTAATTAGTTTTAGTGGCGGTAGGACTTCAGGCTTTATGCTGTGGAAGATTCTCCAGGCTTACAATGGCAAATTACCAGAAGATATTTGGGTTGTGTTTGCTAACACAGGCAAAGAAGCGCCAGAAACATTAGATTTTATTAAAGATGTCTCTGATAAATGGGGTGTGCATATTAATTGGTTAGAGTTATCCATACACGAAGAACGACCTATCTGGAGAACGAAGCAAGTAACCTATGAAACAGCATCAAGAAATGGTGAGCCATTTGATATGTTAATTAAAAAGCAGCCGTTCTTACCAAATCCATCAATGCGGTTTTGTACCTCTGAGCTAAAGATTAATGTAATGAAACGCATGATGCAGCTTGTGGGTTACAAGGAATGGTTCAATGTTGTAGGCCTTAGATATGACGAGCCAAGAAGGGTGGCAAACATTAGAAACCAAACAGGCAACAAATGGACAAGCATTGCACCTATGGCAGATGCAAAACATACCATTGAAGATGTTATAGAGTTTTGGAAGAAACAAAACTTTGATCTTGGGTTAAATGCTTATGGTGGCAAAGCACCCGCAGGTAATTGTGATCTGTGTTTCTTAAAAGGCATGGATACCACCATCAAGATATTAAGAGAACGACCAGAATTAGCAGACTGGTGGATTGCCAAAGAGAAAGAAGTGGGTGCAACCTTTAGGAAAGATCGACCCAGTTATATCGAATTATTGGATATTAGCAAGCAACCAAAAGAGCAAAGTTTGTTCGATGATGATGACCAAATGACCTGTTTTTGCCATGATTAATATTAGTTTGCATGATGCATAACGCAACATCTATGATGCATAACGCAACATCTATGATGCATAACGCAACAAGTACGATGCAAAGCGCATCATATATCCGTAATATACCTATAGTATATTAGAGAGAAATGCCCGATGGGCATTTTCTCTATTTAAGAAAGAACATTAGAATTAAGAAAGAACATTAGAAAGTAGGGAGAAAAAAGAGTGAGAGAAGATAAAACATTTAGCAACAAATACATTGATCGCGTGCGCGGGAAATCTAATGCTTGGTGGCTCATCGCGGGCGCGGTGGAAGACTCAAAAAATAGTGGTCTTGTTTCCATCGAGTTTAATAAGAAATACCAAGACTATTCGAAGTTGCGCAAAGTCGTGTGGAATCTTTACCGCGCACACGCGGGCCGCACTGATCTATCGCCCGTGAGCAAGCTCTTGCTTTGGAGCGTGTGCGAGCGCTACCGATGGGAAACCTGGAGTTCTCACGATGCGGTGAGCTATTATTCTAAGATGATTGGAGTGCATCGCACTAGCGCGGGGCGAGCGATGAGCGAGCTGTTGGATAAAGAGATTCTATGGTGTGTGCTAGAGGATGAGAAAAAAAGGTTAATGAAGTCTCAGAGCGCGGGGCGCAAGCATTATCTGTTAGTTGGTTTAGGCGCGTTGCTAGAATAAGAAGGTGGGCGCGATGGCTAACTTAGGGGAAGGAGAGTAAAGCCACCTTTTGTGCGCCCGTGATTGGTTAAGCTATTATATCCCCGTTAGGAAAGGTTGTAGCTAATATTTTGTATTTGATTCTTTTCTTTCTATTGAGCGAGTTACCGCTATCGTCCAAGTATTCATGTTCCAGTTCGCTGTAATCGAGAGCGAGCAAGAGGGTGTGATTGGGTTTTTTCTTGGCGTGCGTGGGGTATTCAATTTCACCTATTAGGCCGTATTTCTCTTTCATGTGGCATATGTATTGCGCACTAGCCTTTTCTGATATTTTTACTAAAGACATTTTGTGTATTTGTACCCCTTTCCCCATCTTTTTTTCTTTTTGGTTTTAAAGTTACCGCAATCATCAATAAATATTTCATTTCCAAAAGATGTTTTACCAAAAGGAGGATAATTATTTTTTTGGTTTAATTTTTTTTGTTCTAAGATTTTTCTAAAAAACTTTCCTTTTTCAATACTAGAATTAGCAACTGTACTTGCGGTTAGTTCGCTGTTGTATTCAATTATTTTGTCAAAAGCCATTATCTACCCCATTTATTTTTAAATTGACCCGATCTTGTTTTATTAAGAAGCACAAAAAATCTGAAACAATCCCAATCATATTTACCTCTTGATTCATAAGTTTCAGCTTGCTTTAAGATTTCAGGATTTATTGCATAGCAATCAGGCTCATACATTTCTGAGCCATCATTTTTTATAAAATCTCTTGGAGTGCCATCAAGAATCGGTATCTCCCTAAAACCATTTTTATATTCTTTTTTGCAATCAGGACTACAAAAATCTGTTTCCATTAGTTTTAGCACATGTGAGTTGAGAACCTCAAACTCTTTCCAACAGTTTAAACATTCATATTTTACCATTTGCCTTGATAGCTTATACTTTTCATGCAAAGCACGATTATTAGAAATTTCCAATCCGAGTTCAGAAACCCCTGGTAAATCCCATTCGTAATTCATTATTTACCCCCTATTTGCTTAATTGGATTAATTTATTTTGAGTATTAGATAACACCTGGTGA